GAAGGGGATCTGGAAATTGCTCTGGTGACGACGGAGTTTGCGACCGAAATCCTCGGTCAAATTCTCGACAGTAAGGGCGTTCTGGTGGAAACCAACGATGCGGAAACCGCCGAATTTGCGTTGTTTTTCGAGTTTTCGGGAGACAAAAACAAGATTCGTCACGTGTTTTATCGTTGCTCGGTCTCCCGTCCCGGCACGGAATCCGCAACGATTGAAGATTCCAAGGAAGTCAAGACAGAAACGCTGTCACTAACTGCTTCGGCTCTCGAAAATGGACTGGTGAAGTCCAAAAGTTGCGAGAGTACAGACGATACCATTTACAAGAATTGGTACAATAGCGTGTATATTCCGACCTTATCTTCAAGTACTACAACCACATCGACAACAAAATCTACTTCTTAAGGGGGTTTTTGAATGGCTATTCAAAAAAGCATTTCGATTGATGGCAAGAATGTGCTATTTAAGGCGAGTGCAGCCGTGCCAAGGCTGTATCGGCTGAAATTCCGAAGGGATATTTTCAAGGATTTTATAGCTTTAGAACAGTCGGTTCAAGAAAATACATCCGGCATTACGATTGACAGCTTGGAACTGTTTGAAAATATCGCTTACATTATGGCGAAGCACGCAGACCCTAACGGTGTGCCGGAGAATCCGGACGACTGGTTAGAAAATTTCAACACATTTTCCATTTATGAAATCCTGCCGCAGCTGATGGATTTGTGGGGCTTGAACATTGAAACGCAGTCGGAATCTAAAAAAAACATCGCCCGCTTGACCGAGAAATGAACACGCCGCTGTTTCTGCTTCGATGCGTACAAATTGGGCTTTCGCTGCGAGAACTCGATTTGCTGACGATTGGAATGGTCAATGATTTGTTTATTGAGCGTGGGAATGATGACTGTGAGTATCCATATTTGCCAATGCAGGAGGATTTTGATTCATTTTGAACGCTTTTTGTAATTTCTGCAAGCCTCTTCAAGAAGAAGAAAATCGTTGCACCTCTTTGTAAGCGGTGTCGTTTCATTTTTTACGACTTTCAAACGATAAAGAGAAGCCGCATTTTTTCTGATTTTTTCTTGAATCGCTTTGATGGTACGATACTCCGCAAGAAGCAACGCCTTATACTTCGGGTTTCGTTCTTTGCTAATTTCAACGTAGGCACATTCATCATTCGGAACAGGAAACATATTATTCAGATTAATTACTGCATAATTTTTGATTTTCAGAAAATCAATCCCTTCCTTCATCGTTTTATGCTTTTCCTTAAAAGATGAAAGTGGTGCAAAATACGAAAATCCATTGATATACAAAACCACGCCGATATATTTTCTGGTATTTTGTTGTCCTTGCTTTTTGTTATGGAATAAATGCGGTGCAAAAGCAGCTAAGTAATTGATATAGCTTGGATTTACTTCGTAAATTTTGATGTTATCCATAGTTTCTCCTAAAAGACAAGCGAGGGCAAACTCAGTTCGCCCTCGCTGTGTTACAATCGCATTCAGAGCAGCGAAACGCTCACTTTTAACTGTCTTGCTCAGAGCCAAGAGAAGCTCACTTCATAACTTTCTCATTTCGGGCTGAGATACACCCACTAACTATATTATACTCGAAACTGCGTTCTATGTCAAGTAATTTTTTACGAACGGAGGTGATTTCATGGCAAACCGCATCGCCGGGATTACGGTAGAAATTAACGGCGACACTACCAAGCTTTCCAAAGCTCTGGAGGGTGTCAACAAGGACATCCGCAGCACGCAAAGTCAGTTAAAAGACGTGGAAAAGCTGCTAAAACTCGACCCAACGAATACGGAACTTTTAACGCAAAAGCAAAAACTGCTTGCCAATGAAGTCGCTTCTACGAAAGACAAGCTGCAAGCTCTCAAAAATGCCAATGAACAGGCGGCACGCTCTGCTTCCAATTATGACGCATGGAAGGCTGCCTATGACCCGATTCAAGCAGAAATTGAAGAGACAAACACAAAATTAAAAGAGCTAAAAACAAAAGCAAAAGAAGCACAAAAGCAGCTTTCCGGCGGAGAAATTTCGCAGGAACAGTATGATGCGATTCAGCGGGAAATCACCCAGACAGAAGAAAAATTAAAAGACTTGAAGCAGTCGGCGAAAGATGTCAGCGATGCGTTCGGGCATCCGATTTCTCCGGAGCAATACGATGCCTTGCAGCGTGAAATTATCGCTACCGAAGAGGAACTGAAAAGCTTAGAACGGCAGGCTGCGAACTCCAAAACTGCTTTAGAAAAGATTGGTGCGGTCGGCAGTAAATTGCAATCCGCAGGCGACAAAATCTCCGGTGTCGGGCAGTCGCTGATGCCGGTGACGGTGGCTCTTTCTGGAGTCGGGGTTGCCGGATTAAAGGTTGCAAGCGACTTTGACACGGCGATGTCCAGTGTCAAGGCAATCACAGGAGCGACCGGAAAGGACTTCGAGAAACTGCGAAATCAAGCCATCGGCCTTGGTGCATCCACTTCCTTTTCGTCCGGCGAAGTTGCCGAAGCCATGACGGAAATGGCGAAGGCAGGCTGGAGTACACAGCAGATTCTCGATGGCATGGGCGGCGTGCTTGACGCAACCGCAGCTTCCGGTGAGAGCCTCGGTTCTGTCGCAACCATCGTTGCGGATGCGATTACCGGATTTGGCTTGTCAGCTTCCGATTCTGCTATGGTGGCTGACCTTTTAACGCAAGCTGCCAATGCCGGAACAATCGGCATCGCAGACCTCGGCGAATCGTTCAAATACATCGCTCCGATTGCCCAATCCATGGGGCTTTCCATTAGTGACACGACCACCGCACTTTCTGCAATGTCCATGGCGGGCATCAAGGGTTCACAAGCCGGAACAGCTCTCCGAACTTGCCTTGCAAATTTGGTGAAACCTTCGGACACAGTTGCTATGGCGATGCAGGATTTGAACCTGAACATTACAAATAGTGACGGTTCTTTTAAGTCATTGGACGAGATTGTCGGACAAATGCGGACTTCCTTTTCCGGACTGACCGATGACCAAAAGGCGTACTACGCAACCGCACTTGGCGGTAAGGAAGGGATGTCGGGACTTCTTGCTCTCTTGAATTTGACAGAGGAAGAGTACAATGCCATCGGCGAATCGATGGACAATTGTTCCGGCGTGGCTCAGGAGACAGCCACCATCATGCAAGACAATCTTGCCAGTAAGGTGGAACAATTGGGCGGTGCGTTGGAATCACTGGCGATTCGGCTTGCGGATTACCTTTTGCCGTATCTGGAGAAATTGGTTGAAAAAATAACGGATGCGGTAGATGCCTTTACAAACCTAGACCCGCACACGCAGA